CGTGGCCGGTGCGCCCTCCCCGCCCATCGCAGTCTCGTCGATGATCTGCTCCGTGCTGCCCGGAGTGCCTTTGTAGGCCCGCAGGCCGCGTATCAGCGCGTCCCGCCCCTCTGCCGTGTACCGCTGGCCCAACGCCTTCTGCTCGGCTGTAGCGGCCTCCTGCCCCTTCCTGCCGCTGTAGGCTTGGAGCATCTTCGCCAACCCCGCCAAAGGGCTTATAGGGACCGCGAATCCCCCTGCCGGAGTGGGGGGGGCTTGTAGCGGCTCCATTGACTGTTGCGCCAGAAGTTCCGCATACTTGCGCCGACGAGCGATATCTTCGGCTTCGGCTGTGAAATCGTTCGGTGCCTGAAAGTTCACGATTGGAGGCTCCCATGCGCTATTTGTTGATTGCGGTGCTGCTGGCGGGGTGCGCGACGCCAGAGCAGCGGGCCGATAAAATGGTCGCCCGATACGGCCCCATCTGCGACCGCCTCGGATACAACCGCACTTCCGACGCATGGCGCGATTGCGTCGTGAAACTCGACCTTGAACCCAATCGTGTCCAGCAAGTTCGCGTGCAGTAGGGTCACGGCCATTTGAATCCCCCCATCGCCGCGCTGCCGAGGCTGAACAGTCCCTTGTTGAACTCGTTCGCCTGACCTACACCTTGGTTGTAGATCCCCATATCCCACTGCCCCTGCTGTCCGACCGCGCCTGACAGATTCGGCCCCGGCACCGTCTGCTGCTGCGAGTAGTTCGGGAACACCGGGCTTTGCAACTGAGAACCAGTCCGGATCGCGCTTAGTTCGTTCAGCGGAATCCCGCGCAGCGCCATCTGCTGCGCCAACGCCTGCTGCGCCGCCGTGTTGCCGAACTGCCCCGAGGCAAGACCCTGATTGAACATCGCCGTCTGCGCGTTGTTCCCGAAGTTCGCCGCGTTCAGCCCCATCCCGAACTGCTGCCCCGCCGCTTGGTTCCCAAACTGCCCCTGCGTCGCCGCCTGTCCGAAACCGGCCTGATTCGCCGCCAGTCCCATCCCGAACTGCGATTGCTGGTTCTCCCGGCCCTCCTGCACGGCGCGAGCGCGAGCCGTCGCGTAGGCGTCGTTGCGGGCGTTGTTGAAGTCCCGCATCGCATTGGTGTACGCCTCGCCCCCAGGCACCAAGCCCTGATTGCGTAGCTTGGCGTCCAGCGCCGCTTCGGCCTGCGCGAACTGCGGATCGAGCCTGCCAGTAGCGGTTGAATAGGCCAAGTCCTCGGCGTGCCTGCGCGCCTCGTCGCTCACCGTAGGAATCGCCTGAACCCCGGAAGTGTCGATGCTCCGCTGCAAATCCGGCTGAGTCAGGTCGGTCTGCAACTCACGCGGCTGCACGCTCCCGGTAATCTCGGGGCCGGTGTATTGGAAAGGCGTGCCCATCGTGTTCCGCACGTTTTGGGTAGCGCCCTCCTGCAATCCCGCTACGCCAAGCTGCGAGCCTTGCAAAGAGTCCAGAAGAGACTGGCCGACCGGAGACAGGCTGATGGTCTGCTTCCACGGCCCGTTTTTGGTCGGATCTTCGTGGACAGGAATAGGCGCTTCCCAAGTCGAGGAACCGAAGGGCGAGTATTGGTTCGCCCGGTTCGCCATCGTCGCGGCTTGCGAGGCTTGAAGATTGCCCGCAGCGGTTTCCTTCGCAGCCCCAACGTAGTCGGGAGCCGGAGGCGGGGAAGGACTGTCCTTCCAGTACCGCGCAGCCCCGAAGGGGTCTACGCAGCCTTGGCGAGCGGCTTGCAGGAAGCGGCTGAGATCCATTTACAACTCTCCTTGAACATCGCGTAGACGAGTAAATCGCCAGTCGGATGCGCGCTGCGGAGAGTAGTCTCCAGCTCGAACCCTAAGTGTAGTACAAAATTGCGCGAAGCGGCATTGCCTTCCCCTACGCAAACCGTGATTCGCTTACATCCCAACTGATTGAACGGGTAGTCGAAGATCGTCCAGAGGTACTGTCTCGTAAGCCAGCGCCGCGAGCGGTCGGATGCGATGTGACACACCACGTTCGGCCCGTTCCAATCCGCATACGCCACACCTGCGACAAGCCGCCCGTCACGTTCCCATCCAATGCCAATATCGGTGCCGAAGTTGCCGAATTCGTTGGTCTGCTTCGCAACCCACGAAACGACTTCCTTGCCGATGACGAGGCTCATAGGTTCATCCCCGGTGTAGCAGACTCCATTACCAGCGTCGTCGCCGCCCATTGAGTCTCTATCCCCTGAGAAGCGCATTGCAATGCGGTCGCTCCCCAATACCCGATACCGTTCGCGCCCTGCCAGTTGTTTTGCACCGTAAGGTCCGCACCCCACAACGCCGTATCCCACAAGCCCGTATCCCACACACCGTAGGAAGTAGCAGAAAACGATAACGGCGAATTCTCAAAAGCTAATTGAAAATCGGTATTCACCCCCGCCAGTATCTGCGGCGAGCCGTTCGTAAATAATGTCGGACGCATCATCGTGAAACGCTTTTGCGTTGCTGCATTCCCGAAATTCGCAAACGCCTGCAACGCATAGCCGGTGATGTTCGTAGCGTTATCCGCAAACCCGTTCCACGCCTTCCCAACAAATCCGTTAGAGCCAAAGTAAATATCGTCGTTGATCAGTTCCCAGCAGTTCGCCTGCCAGCCGGTGAAGTTGCACCACGCCCCTGTAATGGTGTTCATTACATACTGCTGCTGGTTCATCCCCTCGGCTACGGGAACGTTCATAAACAACATATTTTCTTTAGGGAAAGGAAGTAATTGCCATCCGAAGTTTGTGCTATACAAACTGATAGCCTGCGACATTGCCCATTGGATCGTGTTTGTAATCGCGGTCCTCGGATCAAGCCTAGAAGACCTCAATGCCGCAGCCATCGGAATAACACCATCCTGCGTGATGATCAAAAGATCGCCCTGATACTTGACGAACGACCTGTATCCTATAGGCGCACCAAACCACCACACGCCTATCATCGACCATGTTGCCGCAGAGGATGGGTCGGTTCCTTGATAGATAACCACATCACCATTGGACGTAATGAAGGCGAGCATATCGTTCATGCCATACCCTGCATCCATCGTCCAAGTCGCACACCCGACCAAAGACCCGCCGTGCGGACAGAATGAGGCTAGAGAAAACTTCGTCGCAGCACCACCAATGGCCCCGCTTGCTAGATACCAAGCATCCAGAGTGTCTTTCTGGATGAACCAGACCCGATTCTGGTGAAGATTGATCCCGATCAGGTTTTGGGAATTGACCCCTGTAATGTCATACGGTGCCCCATCTCCGTCCCTGTGCCAGTTCGTCCCATCGAACACAACCATCTTGTCGGCACCGTTCACCCCTTGGATGTACGAACCGCCAGTAGTCGTATTGTTGACGTACTGAAACCGAGCATTGGTCAGTCCAGACACCGCAGCGGCACCCACAGCCCCGCCGCTGGTAATGTCGTAGATGTTCGCAGTCCCTACGGGCTTTGCAACGACGAACCACTTTTTAGTTGATCCACCGTAGTAGTACATCAGCGTTTCGCCCTGCCCGCTGAACGTCGCCCAACTGGTGTAGCCTTTTCTCAGGTTTACGCTACTCGTACCAGGAAACCAGTTCGTCAACTGAACCGCATATTTAATATCCATCGCGGCCAGATCGTCCCGAGCATTCCAGCCCTGAGTAGGCGCGGGAATGTTTACCGACCGGGAGCGACCGGGCAGAGAACGGGTGCGTTGGCGTGGGGCAAGCATCAGCTAGGGAAGTTGCTATCGGGAATGTTGTTCCAACTGATCAATACGCTCGTCGGGCGCGGGTTCATGCTCAATACCGGCGAGCCTGCATCGTTCGACTTAGCGTTATCCAGTTCCATCATGTAATCCCGGTCAAATATGGGATTGAAACCTTTGGCCTCGAAATACTTCCGCTTCAACCCAAGCACCATCAGCCGGTCTGGGAAGATGCAGGTATCGGTATCGACCGTGAATGAGGTCTTCGCAGTCCCACCCGCGCTTGTCGCCCAAGCGTTGCTCATGTACTCGAAACCAAGCTGGTGAGTGCTTGCCTGCGCGGGCCAGATTTGGAACTTTCCTCCGAAGATGCGGTATTGAACCCTCGGGCCTGTCGAGATATAGCCGGAAGTCAGGAGTTCCCACTTCTGAGCCGAAATCGGCCCGATCATCATCCAGTGTTGTGTATTATCCCAATGCGTTCCATCTACTTGCCTGTCCCAATCGCTAGGGAGCGAGAACTTCGTTTGGCTGAATGTGATCGTCTGCGCCGTTCCAGAAGCCGAGGCTTCTAGCGTCATCGTTATTTGAGTGCCGCTATCGACCGAATAAACGTAGGATGCGTTCGGGATGCCGGTGCCGGAAGTCACCTGATAGTCCGTGGTGATGCCGGAGGTGGACGGAATCGCCGTAATCACCGCGCTGCCGCTGGTTAGCGTCCCGGTCGTCGTCGTGTAGGGCGTGGAGAAGATATAGACCTTCGTCAGCGCCTGCCACTGCCACTGGCGCTGGATTTCGTAGCCGACCGCGTTCAACAGACCAAGCCCCTGCACAACGTCTGCCGTGGAGTTACCGGCAACCGTCGAAGGGACAGACAGGCCCATTTCGGTGTACGCCTGCTGCATCAGTTGGAGCATGGTGGTCGTTGACATTTCTTACTCCACGGTTCTCATGGTCACGCTTGCGTCTGGACGCACTTGGAATTCGACGCCGGAGGCTTGCAGGGGCGCATCTGCGGTGCCCAAATCCTCGACCACCGTCATCGCCGCAACGCGCTGCCAGCCCTGAATTTCGTCGCCCTGATACAGCCCGAACCGGATGTATTTCCCGCTTGGACTGACTGCGTTCGGATCGACCGTCACCTGGTAGTAATGCCCCGGAGCCATGCCGGTAACGCTCGT